TAACTTTCTTGAGTTGGTTCGTAAATGTAACCTTCATAGCAAGATAGTTGTTGACAGTATACTTGAAGAATGAAGCTTCTACAGGAGACATGGTGATAGTCTGTGCAGGGTTAGCCAAAGAGAAGTAGTTATACAATCCTTCTAAGTGGGATGCTGCTTCCTGCTGCTGTACACCAAAGATTCTATAACGTGCATTAGTCATACCTTCTTTGGCATTACTCTCATTTAAGAACTCAGGCTCATATACAATACGCCCATCGATACGTGATAAACGATCAATAACGTCAGGTGTGACAGTTGATTTGATTACAATAAATGCATCAGTCTGATTTACTAAACGCATTACAGCATCATCAATAGCCTTAGTATCAATGCCACCGTCATCAGATGCAGGTGTGGGCAAGCAAATAAACACACAGTTTGGTTGCCATGCACAAAGATCTTGTAGTGTGCTATCACTAACCTTTGGATCTACAATAAACTTCTCAACAGAGTTTGTAGAGAAAATATAGTCAACGGCTTTACCTACAAAGCCATGTCCAATAATACCTAGTTTAAAGTTTTGCTCTCTGCGTTTTACTACAGGTTGCAGTTCAGGTTCTTCCATCTTCTATATCCTTCATAAGCTCTTTGTTATATACTCTTTCCCTCAAGTCAGTAGAGGAAAATCTATGATCTCTTTTGTTATACTTTATCTCAATACCCCTTTTGGCACATATCTTTCTGCCTGTAAAGGTAGTATCTTTATACTCTTCTCCGATTATTCTAACATGTATTTCAAACAATTGCAAGATGTCTTCTAAATCTTTTTCAGATTCATAAGGAATTATTTCATCCACATACTTAACCCCCTGTAGTTGAGTCCATCTCTCAACTAGACTTTGAACTGGTGGATTTTTTTCTTCTCTGTCTTTAGATGGATCTACCTGCAATCCACATATCAAATAATCGCAATGGTTTTTTGCTTCTCTTAACATAGCAATATGACCTGCGTGAAGCAAGTCAAATGTGCTAAATGTGATACCTGTAATCATGTCTTTAAATATGGTCCATCTTCATCACGATCAATGGTAAACGTCACTGAGCTTCCGTCTCCTCGCTGAAAGCCAAGGGCAGTTTCATCGTATGTGGTGGAAACAGATATAGTATCCTCATCCTCTTGATCATCCATATGATAACCAACAGACTCACGTTCAATATCGTTGTGATTAAACTCTGCCCAATAGAGTTCGTATGCAACTCCTATTTCTAGGCATTCGAACTGATGATAAAGACCAGGCTTAACCTTATGATAATCGCCTTCATTGAGAATCGTAACATCACATAAATCATAGTCACGTTGCCATGTACGAATAAGCATTCTGCCTGACTCTACATAGAACCCATTCCACTTATAGCGGTGCAAATGCTTAGAACATACACCACCCTCTTCCATTTCAATACGATGAAACTCTAAAGCACCATTTGCTTCAATCAGTTGTGTCGTACCCCATACTTTACCTGCTTTCATTCCATATCCTCACATCTTCTGGTGTATTAATTTCAACTCCGTTAAACACGCATGGCAATACACCGATATCCCATCCATTCTTTAGCCAACGCAGTTGCTCTAGTTCTTCGATCCGTTCTTCACGTGTGCCTGTCAAACTAGGATACATTTCTAGTACATTACGTTTGTATCCATAGATTCCTAAGTGCCAATCACCATATCCTGTCATACCTCTTCCAAACCACAAACATTTATCAGAAGCTCTTATTAGCTTAACAGTATTAGGATCATTCAGTTGTTCCTTCGGCATCATTGCACACATGGTAGTAATACTGTAGTTTTTTAAATGCCAAACAGTCTTTTCAATCATTTCTTGTGTTACATCAGGCATATCACCTTGTACATTTATAAACTGATTATACTTATTAAAAAAGTCATTAGCGATTGCGCCAGAACATCTATCAGTACCATTATCATAATCGATTTGATCAATCCAACACTTCTTGGGTCCAAATAGATTATAGATCCTCAAGTCATCTGTTAGTACAAAGGTGTCTAATCCAGATTTCTTACATTCATTATAAACACGAACAACCATAGGAACACCATCTAACTCAGCTAATGGCTTGCCAGAAAAACGTGTGCTACCATATCTAGCAGGTATAAGAATAGCGGTAGATGTCATTCACTGTCCTTTCAAAATCTTCTAACCTTAACATATTAGAACCATCACTTGGAGCATTATCAGGGTCTGCATGTACTTCTAGGAAAAAGTTTTTAACGCCCATAGCAGAGGCAGCACGAGTAAGACTTGGAACGTAATCACGATTACCGCCACTCGATTTCCCCTTTCCTCCTGGTTTTTGGACAGAGTGGGTAATATCAAAAACAATAGGTACATCGTAATAGTCAAGCATATACTGAATCCCAGTAAAATCAACAACCAAAGTATTGTATCCAAAACTTGTACCTCTTTCTGTGATCCAGACTTCTTCAGCTTCTTTTGTTTTAGAGAGAACACCATGCATATCCCATGGTGCTAAGAACTGACCTTTCTTGATGTTGACAATCTTACCTGTTAAACAGGCGGTTAGCAATAGGTCTGTCTGCCTACATAAAAATGCAGGTATTTGTATCACATCAACGAAATCTTTGACTATATCAATGTCATCTTCTGAATGTACATCAGTGAGGATCTTAACATCAGGAAAAGTTTTCTTTATCTCTAAGAAATCCTGTATAGTCTTGATCATACCTCTACCACGAAATCCATCAATATGGGTTCTATTGGCTTTGTCGTATGATGCTTTAAAGATGTATTCAATATTCAGTGAATCGCATACACGCTTACACTCCTTGGCAATCTCTAACGATTGCTCTAATGTTTCATGTTGACATGGACCAGCAATAATTCTCATTTGGCGCTCAGTTCTGTAATACGCTTGTGTGCAGAGTTTAGCTGTTCTTGTAAATCTCTTACGTTTTTCTTTAACATTTCTATTGTTTTACCTTGAGAAATAATGATCTTTCTATTTTTCTCTGCTTCCATTTCATCTGGTAACATGTCCTACTCCCAATAATCATCAATAGTACGTCTACCAATGTTCTCTCTACCGATATCTATAAGCTTCATGCCATACTCAGGATCTTTAGAGTATTCTACGCCATCAACTTTTATTAATCGGTTCTTTCTAAATGGCCTGTAGTCAACATGATGATGCCACCGATTAAACTTCCAAACCACTTCTGTAACATCAGGATGCATTTCCTTTAGCATTTCTGACTTAGGTAGCGTACCCTCTTCAGCATAGAACTCTTTTGTATTACCACCACCTACACGTTGAGTTGTACCCTTGTCAGCTAGAAAGGCATTGAACTGTACAGTACACCAACCATCCTTTAATGCCCTTAGAGACAGATCAGTATCTTCATTATATCTGCCACGCCATCTGTAAGGAATATCATTACGGATCAGCAGACACGAATATATTCTTGTATTAAAGATAAGAGGTGGCACAGGATCAGTAGCCTTACAAAACTTACTATAGTTTGGTCCTGCAATAGCAACATTAGTATACCTATCACAGAAGTCTTCCATAGCCCTGAACCATGACAGTGTTCTGACCGCAACCTTTACGTTCCTATTTAGACGGTGAAAGTCATAGATGTTGTCATCCATAACCCAATGCCATTTAGAACCATACGTCTGTATAGAATGATCATGTGCAAAGTTCCTAGCAGCGCCTGGCCCCTTGCTCTTAGTATCCTCTAAATCATCAAACGTATCATAAGTATTCTGATATATCGGATCAAGAACCAATAGCTTATCACGATCAAAGTGCTCTGCATATCTGTCTAGCTGATCTTCTTCAACCACGATATGATAGTCCACAGAAAGCCTATCAAGAAGCTCTGCAGTCTTGCACTGATCCCAACGGTTCTTGGAAACCACATATACAGGATACTTATTTCTCATTGCGGATTATTTACCCAATAGATTGTGTTTGGTGGCAGGAACCCATGAATAAACCAAGCGTTGCCAAACATAGGAGACCCACCACCTGTGAAGTCCACACGATTATTATAAACCAATGCAGACATACCATAGTCCATGAACATTTGTCCACGTCTTTTACCTTGAAATGATGCAACAGGCAAGAACAACGCAAATGGCTTGCCTAGATCATAACAATGTCTGATAAACTTATCCTTTAGACTGTAGGGTGGATTTGTAATAACACCATCATACACATCACCATACACACAATCAAAGAAGTCACGTCCATCAGATCCAACCATATTATAGCCGTATTTGTGAAATCCGTCAAGTATATTCGAACTCTTTCCACTCGTAGCTTCGTAGTAGGTTTTATCTTTATCTAAGTATTCTAGTAATGGCAGAACTTGATCTGATGGTGTATAGCACTCATCACTCTCTGCAGTATTAGAAAGTTGTTTCAGAATGTTAAGACTAGTCATCGTCTATCCACCGTAGTCCTGCATTTTTTCCATGTTATAATTTTGGATGCCAAATACTTTTTGTCTTGACATTAACTTTCTGTCCGATAAGTTCACCAAACTCTTTTAGATCCTCTTTAGTTTCAAAACGAACAATGATCTTTGCATACGGTTCGTCTTTCTCTTGTACGAACTCAGGCATATTTACCCATTCTTCTTCAGGAAGATTACCTGCTTTTAACTCACCATCAGAATCTAAAAAGTCTAGTAAAGTACTCATGATATAACTCCATTCTTGTATGCGTACTCTAGAGCGTTGTTTGCCTCTACATGTAAAGGTCTGTGCTCATATCTATTTCCAGTGTCTCTGTCTATCTGTCTGCACAGAGTTTCTATCTCAGTTGCAGTAATAGCATACTGCTTCTCAACAGCATTGCTTGCTATGGATACCATAATCTTATAGATCATAGCATACCTACCACTATTGTCTATCCCTGCAATACTCTTGAAGTCACGCACAAGGTTCTTGTTCACGAATGGACAGTCTTCATATGATGAATAAACTATATCTGTATTACTCATCTTATCTTTACGATAGTCTAGGATCTGTCTCTGCCATTCCTCAGGTAAACGATCCATAAAGTTCTTACTATCTTTCTTTTCATTATACTCCCACTTTGACATTAAGTCAACAGGGTTTATATAGCTACCGCTAGTATTAGTAAAAATAAAGTTGAAAGCGTCATTGTACGTAGCAGGGATATAATACATTCTAGATAGATCTTTAGTTTGTTTATCTCCAATCGAATCGAGTTCGGAGTTGAGTGCGAACCAGAAATGTTTGATAGACTCTCTTTGCACAGTTGCTCTAAGAGGGAAGACAAGTCTAAACTTCGGTAGACCATGCTTGCTGCTTGCAGTAGAATAGCAAACAAAATAGTACTTACCATAAGTGCTAATAAGCTCATCTTTTAGATCCCCCTCAAACGTGTGATCATCAACATCAACAGCAGCCCAACCTGCCCAATGCAATACATTTTTGTTGGATCGTGTAGTTCCAGTTTCATAGACAGCAGGAGAAATAAGTTCCGCATTTTTCTTTCCTTCTAGTGGTCTCTCTGAAAGCTTGTACAGAAACTTCTCAAACTTATCCCACTCATCGAAGTCTAGCTTACGATGAGTTTGATTATCATATTGGCTTTCAAATATAGTTGCTGAATACATTATGTAAAGAAGTCTTCTAGTGTTGCTCTGGGTTCTACATGCCACCCTATAGCGTCTAGAATAAACTTCAAGGGTTCGATGAATGATTTCTCAAACATTATATCATAGTCAACGTACTTATGCAAGTGTATTTCTGCAGGTAATACTGCAGGAAACGATATCACATTTTCTCTGATAGGGTTCGGCTTGCGTAGATAAATGAACTTAATCTTCTCACCGTTCTTGATAGTCTCATACCTGCGCTCTAGAGAGTTGTCTTTGATTGATTTGTTGTACAACAAAGAACCTCGCACATGAATGGGCGTACCCTTTAAGTAAATATCTTGATTGGATCTCCACTTATCAACATCACTTACACCTCTTGGGAATGCCACTGCCTCAGGTGGTAGAGACTTAAACTCTGCCCTAAACCGTGAAATATAATCTTGTGTCTCTTGCTCTGTACCTTCAATAATCACACGAAAGATCTCTTTGAACTTATTACGAACAACTTCAGGTGTAGATGACTTGATAGCCTCAATGCCCATCATCTTAAGCTTTGGTTGTGCGTACTGCACCCCTTCGTTATTATGAACGTTTAGGATATACCGTTTCTTGGCAGTCCATATTCCACGATCAGCAATAGCCTCTCTTGCCATAACCATACGTGGCTTATAAGCATTCATCTTCTTGAATAGTTTACTGTAAGACTTCTCAAGAACTTTCTCAAAGTGTTCTTCACAGATTTTACTTAATGTCTTGACAGTATCTTTGGGGTTTAGTTTGTCCACCAAAGGACCAAAGTTAATGTACAGCGAGTCAGTATCGATAGCTATAACATAGTCCTGACCTAGCGTGTCCATGAGTTTATTCATCTCATCGTTGATAGCGTTCTCTGCCCAACGAATAGACAACTGACCTGATAGTGTAATGCCTTCTGCAATACGCATATCGAAATAACGAAAGTATTGATTGCCTAACGCACCATACAAAGAGTTGAGCAAGATCTTAATAGCCATCTGTCTATTCTCTAACTGATTGATCTCACGTTCTAATTCAATAGTCTTATTCTTTTCGTATGCCTGTTGAGCAAGTAGCATAGACTTCTTGATGACACTACGCTCTTCATAGTAGTTCTCAATAATCTTTGGAAGGATGCCTTGAAACTCTTTTGTGTATGCTGAACCATTTGCAGCAACAGACACGCCTTCAGTATCACAATCCTTTTCAAGATAGTAGTCAACACCATGCGGAAAAGTCTTACCGCCTATCAGCGTCTCAGGTGACATGTTATATTGTACAATCAAGTTAGGATACAGACTGTTCAAGTCAAACGATACTACCCAATCATGAGCACCAACATAGGGATCTTTGACGTATCCTCCGGGGTAAGAAGATTTCATTTTCTGTCTGTTTGGTGGAACAATAATATTCTTGGCGTTTAGTTCACGATAAATGATAGAATCCCATATGGCAGTAGTGCCAAAGGTATCACCATAGTTCACACCACCACGATATGCCATAGTCACAGCAAGAGTGATTAGGCCCATCTTTTCTTCTAGTCGCTCAATGAGTTCCACGTCACGAATATTATAGTCAATAAACTTCTGATGATCTTCTTTGTACAATGTGTACAGGTTACCATGTTCTTCGTAGGATAACTTGCGCTCACCTAGCACCACATACGCAATATGATCTAACTTATAAGACTCCTGTGCTCCATACGAGTATCCAAACTTCTGAAACAGATCGTAGTAATCAAGTTGCTGAACGCCAGTGATCTCAAAGGCATCCATACGTTTGCCCTTGATGTGCAACTCACGCTGAGAAACCAGCCCCCATGGGGATAGACGCTTGACTGCTTCCTCAGATCCAATACGCTTGATACGATTAACAAGATATGGAATGTCGAATAGTCTGACGTTCCAACCTGTGATCACATCAGGACAGTTATTGGTCCACCATTCTACAAATTTGGCAAGTAGTTCGGTTTCGCTATTACATTGACGATACTGTACAATAAGATCGTCTTTGTATACATTCTCCGCATCATACTCATCAAGACCCCACACATGATATACCTCACTTAGGCTTGACTTGAGTGCTATAGAGATAACAGGATGTGCTGCGTCTTCAGGAAAAGGGAAGCCCTCATCAGAAGCAACCTCAATGTCAATGTTACACACATCAACCTTGCTTCGATCAAACTTTATCTCTGAGGGAAACTTATCAGTGATAAACTGCTGTACAAAGTTCTGGTTACCATATACATCTAGATTATCTACATCTTTATATCTTTTTAGGAAGTCTTTTGTATCAGACATAGAAGAGAAGCAGATCTCTTCAAGCTGAACACCATCCATTGCTGTATGTTTGGCTGTTTTCTTTTTGGATGGCAAATACAGTTTTGGTTCAAACTTGTACTTGGCCTCTATTCTTTTGCCGTAGTTATTTACTCCACGATACAGGATAGAGTTGCCGTATCGATTAACGCTAGTATAAAAGTTCATATATCCTCCAAACTTACACTCAGCTATTATAATATAGTTTATTTAGAAAGTCAACCGCTTTTGGATGCATTTGTTTATTACATCCTTTGCACGGAGATTTTTCTCTTTTTCCTTTTAGTAAATCTTTTTGAAATGATTTTAAAATATCGTTCTCAGACAAGTACTCTTTTATTGTTTGTGTATGAACATTCTCTAACACAGTTGGATTGAACCACTCATTACAACACAGATTGTAATCGCCATTGTAGTTTATATATACAACATAAAAGGGCTTTTCACAAAACAGCCCATACTTAGGGTGTCTAGGATTAGATTGTGTTAGTTCATTTTCGATTGCGCCAGCTCTGTTATGATATACATTTTTTGCGCTAGTGCGTTTGTCTACAACATGAAAATCATATTTATCTGTAGCTTCTTGTGGCGTTAGTTTAGACTCGTCATAAATGCTATAATCTACTTTATGTAGTTTATTTATCTTATCAAGGTATTTGTCTACTCTATTTCCATTAGTAGAAAGCTTTACCTTAAAGGCAGAAAGCTTGTCAAGTATATCTGAAAAGTTTGGATGTAGTGTTGGTTCTCCCCTTCCAGATATGTGAAAGGTAACACTTTGTATTTCTTTTGCATGTTTTATAATAACATCTAAAGTATCCAAAGACATGTTTAGATTTGAGTTAGGATAACCAGAACTCCTTGGACAAAAAGCACATTTCATGTCACAGAGTTCTGTTATATTTAATTCAATAATAGTTATAGATTTTTTCCATCAATCGTATGAGTTCCCGAATTGTGTAAAGCCCATCTAAAGCTATCCCACATATCCCACCCTTCTGATCTAAGTTTGGCATACCATTGTTTAAATCTTCTATATCGTAGGATCATACTGTTCGCCATTATATCCGGGGTAACTTTGACCTTTATGTACCCCTGAGTTACAGCCCACAACTACTACAAGTAAAAAGATTATAGACCAGAGAGTAACCCTTTTGCTCCACATAATGAATGCGTCAAAAGTTCTCTCTGCTTCTGCCTGTGCAGCCGCTCTTACTTCTTCGTCTGTCATAAAGATCTTGTTCCATAGTATGAGCGATATATCTCAGATAGTTCATGCTGATCAGTAGATTCTTGTACAACATATTCTTCTTTATCAATCCTGTGACCATCTGCGATAGCCATAGCATCCTCTAAACGTGAAGCTACGGCTAATATTTCTCCATCTTTTTTTCTGATTATATGCATTAGTTTAAACCAAAACAAGGAAGTATATTAAGATTGCAATACCGACCATAATCCTCAAGACCTACCATTGCCATCAGCATTAGTACTGGCACAACAGCAATCATAAAAAATATAACTAAGAAAGCCCATCCCAATCCTTTAGTTGTACAATAATGTGTTTGCTCACTCATATCAACGCTCCGCTAATATTATAGTATTCTGAGAATCATGGTAATCTCCGCTTTCATAGTAATCACGAAAAGCTTCTTCTTTTATCATTACACCATCTTTTACACGATAGGTTATGATTTCTCTACGAACAACTCCATTAGTGTTTGCCTCGAATATAGATTTAAATGGACCTTCATCACTCATTTTCATAAAATCACCTGCTGTAGTAAACTTCAAATCTTGCATTTCATTATTCATGTTCGCCGCCAAGACCTCTCCCATTATAAAAACCATATGGCTTGCGCTTTGCTACTTCAAAGGTAGCCACGGTTATTGCAACTGCGGCTAGTAGTAATGCGTGTAGCATCATGCTAACTACTCCTGCCCACATGCTACCTGCAATAATACCAAACACAATACACCACATCCAAGCTAGTACTTGCATGATCATGTGGCGTGTATTTAAATCAGGAATATTCTTTAATGGATTAGTATTATGATCCATTACTACATTCCAACAGTTATGTACCCATTCTCTCATTGATATGACCTTTCTAAAAGTTACTTTTAAAGGATAGTGTGCATCAACATCGTCACGAAATTCAATGGCATCGTTAATGTCATTAAACTTTTCAGAGACTTTGCGATCTCTAAAAAATGCTGTTACCTTATACATCACTTTCTCTCTGATACAAACTCGTAAAGTTTTTCAGCTTGGGATTTTATTTCATCTGGATTTAAAGCTTTTGGTACATACTGTTTCCAAGCTTCTAGTGCCTGTTCAGTATCTTCCTTATACATTCCTAACATTTTATTGGCAAGTTCTACTTGCATGTCGTAATGTTTGTCTGCGATTTCTTTTGCCATGTTTAATACATCATAGCGGATTTGATATGGATTTGACATTTAAGTCTCCTATTTTTTGTGTTGTGTGTGTGACTAAGAGGGCGATCTCCCGCCCTCTAACTTTTTAAGGTCTTCTCATTATAAAGATGTATTTATAATACATTCACTTTCTTGGCTGTACGCATCATATACTGCATAAAAACCTATTAATATACAGACAAGAATCAGCGTAGACATTACTGCAAAGCATGCCAAACCAAGTCTTTCGACCAACTCTGATGTCATCATTATACGGCAAACATTAGTAGAAGTGCAACAAGAAATGCAAAGATTCCTAATGCTTCTGCAAATGCTATACCGACAAACATTGTTGAGTTGTCAGCCTTTTTAGGCATGTGCTTTAATACACTACCCACTACCATTGAAACTCCGATAGCTGCACCGCCCATTGCGAAGGTTGCTAGTCCTGCGCCAATATATGCGCCCATTGTTGCGATATCACCGGTCATTTTGCAATCTCCCGATTTCCATCATACAACGTTTGGATTCCTCTATCATACCCATTCTTGCGAGTTCCGCTGCCGCTCTCGAATATCCTATCATCTGCGTGTAGCGATCTAATGAAGACCACAAACCCGACAAGGGTGAGAAGACATAGTTTGCTACTAAAGCTGTCATTAAACCCACCCTTTTAGATTTTCATTTGAACGTGCAACATAATAGATTTCACCACGTGAAAGTCCAATATCTGCTAACTCATAATCAGTAAGTCGGCCTAGTTCTTTTTCAGTTTCACGGATCATTTTGCGATTCGCTCTATGCTGAATAAGAGTTCTTAGTGCTTCGATGATAGTTTCAATTGCCCTCGTTGAGTAGCTGTGGGCTGCTAGTATTGCTTGTGTCATTTTGTTTCCTCGTTTGACCAATATTGATTTTACGAGGACGCATTTCTTCAGGGATCACATACTGCAAATCAATTGCCAGAATGCCATCTTGAATATCTGCTCCGTTTACATTTACATGTTCGGACAGCCTAAAGGTTCGTTTAAATTTCTTTGTCGAAATGCCACGATGGATAAACTCTCTACCTTTAGAGACATGTTCCCCTGTAACAGTCAAGGTTCTATCTTTAACTTCTACAGTTATCTCATCTTGTGAAAAACCTGCGATAGCAAGTTCAATCAAGTAATCCGACTCAGATGTTCTAATGATATTATGAGGTGGATAATGATCTTGAGCATGTTTCGCCGTGAACTCTAGTTCACTGAACAGATGGTCAAAACCAACAAAAGATGAACGTGGGAATAGTTGTTGTAAGCCTGTCATTGTTATCTCCTTTTGAGCAAGCAAGATTATATTACAGCCAGATTATTCTGCACTGCAACATTATTTATAACATATAATATAGTACAAGTTATGCTATTTGTCAATACCTAATATGCAAAAAAGTTAAGACCAACCAAAAGAAAATCCAACTCTAGAACTATCAGGCACTGCACAATGAAATACGCCTGTAGGCACATATACAAAATCACCCTGTACTAGTCTTTTAGAGAATGTAGACTTCGTAGTCATACTCTGTGTACTATCATTATAGTCACAACCATTCTCAAAGATTTTCCAAGGCATAGATCCTTTTATCATCACAAAGAATACTTCCATACCATCTTTGTGAGGTGGAGATGCTAGAGCGTTAGGACTAAAACCTGCATAGCAATGGCAAGATATATCTAAAGTGTTAAGTATCTTTCCTAATTCAACTTTGACATTTCTAACAATAGAAAAATCATTAGTTTCAACATTAGCCCATATCTTGTGCGGATCTCTTGCTCTAGTATTGCCATTAAGAAATGATTGATCGAAGTACGGTACTAGATCATCCCAACTAGGAAAAACATTTTTAGAAAGATCTAACTGTCCATGAAATGCTTTCCTATTTGCTATAGCATCTGCTAGTCCGTCTGGGATCATTGCTATTTATTCCCAATATTATACTTTGGGCAAAGCTCCCAATCACTTTTTTCTTTGTAGGGAATGATTTTAATCAGACGTAATGGAGCACATGGATATTCAGCATCCTTATTTGCCCAATCAAGCAACCCCCAATCACTTAGTAATGTAGCGATTGTGTTCCTACGCTCAACGTCTGTCTGTTCTAGATTTGCTTTTTTGCCATCAAGCATAAACAGTTCTTTAAAGTGGACTATAAAGTATCTACCCTGTTTATGTAAGATATGGCACGATTGAAACAACTTCTTGTCTTTACGTGAAGCTACACCAATACGTGTAAGTGTTTCTCTTATTTTTAAAAAATCATCTGGTTCATTTAAAGTGACTTCAAGCATATCGCTTGGCACCCATTCGACAATGTTATTTTCTTCCACCTTTGTTCACCTTCTTTTTTATTATTATTATTTGTTCAGGTGATAAGAGGGGTAGAACTTGTTTGGCTTTGTCTTTACTGTAACCATAGTATTCTTGTACCGCATCAATATCACTTTCACTTTCGGCTTTCATCCATTTCGAAAAACGTTTCCGCTTTCGAACTATATTTATAAGAAAGTGATATTGTAGTTTATTGTCAAGATGATGGTACTGGTTCACCACATTAGCAAGACCAACAGTGTCATTAAAATAAGAAAGAGACCTATTAGTATGAAAAGGGCTATATCCTCGTTCATCTATGTCATCCTTCATTATGTCTTTTTTGTTGTCGTTAATACTTGTTACATAATCAAAAAGTTTAGGCATCATATTCCTTGTTCTATTCCACTGTCCTGCCAAGGCCATTCGGTCAAGGTAGTTTCCATAATCAATCGTTCAAGTTCTTCAGGAGTATATTCTCTGGTATTAGGATTAGTATTTATATGTACATCATTCGCATACAACTGAGGTACAGTTCTATGACCCTGTTCTTTCATAAATGCTAAAGCCATTTCATCTTCTTTAATATCTATAGTATAATACGAAATATTTACTTTGTCTAGCATTTCTTTCATTAAATCGCAAAAACCACAATTTGGTTGGGTGTATAATCTTATGCTCATCAACTTCTCCTTATTAATTCTTTAGACAATATTTTATTACCCAACCAGTAGGATCTAACTGATACCATTTAACTTGATTTGAATATCTACTACTATCATCATGATGATTCTTATGCCAACCCTCACCGACTGTAAGTATTGCACATAAGATATTGTTATTAGGTTTACCCCCAAAGTGGTTTAACCAGTTCAGAATTATTCCTGTAGAATAAAATGCATAAAGATTAACAGTACCCATAACAAGTCCGGGAAGCACTGGATCAATCAGCAATAGTATTAGATTAATAGTGAATATAACTCTAAAGTAATGTTTTTGACAACGCTTAACGTGTTTATCCGTAATAAGATCTTTGATCAACCTTCTATGTAGTTTAGGTTCTTTATAAAATCCTAATAATATTTGCCACCATTTAAGAGTGGTTGGTGAATGAATATCTTCTTCTGTATCACTGTGCTGATGATGCCATCTATGGATTGCACAAATAGTAATCGGCTTACCAATACCCTGAATTGCGCCTAACCACAAAAGAATGAATTTTCGGATACTTCCTGTTTGATAACTTCTGTGGATAAAATATCTATGCCATCCTGCATACCCACCTATCATTACTACGAGAACTGCCCAAACAATCGATGCAGCCATAGTATATGTAGATGAGTTAAGAAAACTGTATAGAACAGTAAAATGACTACTCAGCCATAATAATCTTAGTTTAGTTGCGTATGTCATACCTCAGATAACCTTGATATAAAACTTTCGTCTATATTATCATTAAACTTCCAAGTGCTAAAATAATATATAGTTTGATCAACACCACGAAAGTTAGCCTCTGTCCACTTCATATCAGCACGATTTCCCATGATTAGTCGCAGCAGTTTTTCGTTCTTCCATTTGCCGATATCTTTATTTATAGATAAGTGCCTAGTAAAGAAAACAGTGTCTATATTATCAGATTCTAGCATAGGCTGAAGATGCTTTCTATACATATTATGCTCTTCTCTTAAAAATCTTAAATCTAGTTTTTTAAATGAGTTAAGCTTATACCATCTACTAAAGGTTCTTATAACATTTGATGGTAGATTGTCGTATTGATTGGCAAACCATCCCATAAACGGCTTGTCATTTTGCAACCAAAGAACCGCATACTTAAAGTTATATTCAGAAAGTCTTTGGTAAGTAAATGGATCATCAATAAGAGACTTTGTGTTTCTTGTGTCTGTTCCTACAGACCAAATAAATTCATCCACGTACTCATCTCTGCGATCAGTAATATAAAGTTCATATCCATTTTCATCAGGCTGTCGAAGTAACAATTTCTTGATTCCTCTTCACTTTTCTGAGATTATCGTCAACTTCAATACGACTAACTTTCTTAGGTACAACCTCATAAGCACAGTGATGCTTAGATACAAAATCCTTTTCATCCATATTTCCAGTATAATAAATCACACACTGGTGGTTAACTTTCTGACAAAGTGCTAAGTCTGCACCACTGTCAACCGCAACCTTCTCTAGCTGTTCAGGATATACTCTGTCTCCACAGTTTTCCATTTTAAAAGCATTGTGCTTTCTACCTGCAAAGAAAAACTCACCATCTTCAGTATACTCTATAAGATCTCCACTGTACCACCAATCATCCTGATCTTTATATTTACATGCCCATTCTATAGATCCATCTTCATGATTAATGTTTTTATAATCGATCATAGGATTGATATCATTGAAGTGATATATGTCCTGCTTCTCAGTTGACATAATCAAAGGTGGAACTTCAGTGCTTCCATATGCAGTATTAACTTTCTTAGCACCTTTAGCTCTTAGATCTTCCATCATACCATTAGGTGTCACGTCACTACCAACTTGAGCTAGTCGAATATTACTAAGATCAAGGTTCTTCCATTTTTTATGTTTATGCCATGTCTTCCAAACATTAGGTAAGATTAGTGTGTGAGTGGGATTGATTTCTTTAAGTCGATCAGGATAGTTCGACACAGTAGTTTCAATGAACACGTCACAGTTGGCAACTGCACATGGATACAGACTCATTGTAGTAAATCCAATACCTCTTGGATTGTACAGTGCCAACATACTACTATTAGAGTTTAAGTCAAAATATTCTGCGTTATACTCAGCTATTGAACGCATAAGCTTTTCATTGTGAGTAAACACTTTAGGCTTGCCTGTAGTTCCACTTGTTGAAACTGTCACGTTCCAGTTTTCTAGGTAATCTATAACTGATGATCGAACATGATCATTATCACAATCTAAATACTCTATACCGTCAATGTAAATCATTTTCTAAAACCTCTGAATATGTTGCACCATCATACATTTTTTCTCTCAAGTAGTCATATATATGAGGCGCATATTCAGATAAAGCTTCACCTTTATTTTTTATAAAATCAAAGTTAGCCTGTGCAAGTGGCATAAGAGATTCATTTATTTGTATATCGCAATAATCGTCAAAATGATCAAGATATAACTGCTGTTGCGCCCACTGATAATCTAAAAATATATTACGACCTGTGTAACCTCTTGGTGACCTGTATTCTTGCCAGTTCTTTATGGCATCCTCTGAGTTGTTACCCCACTTTTTCCACATAGGAGAGTCCTGTCTCTTAGACAATGTGAAGTGATAGCTAATAAAATCTGCTATTTGTTTCTCTAGCTTTTGTTGATGTTTACTATAGGCTTTTTTAGATATTTCTGGTATATCCATATGTGTATACTTTTGCAATACCTGATCTAGAATTTGTATACAACTCTGCGCTACGTAAATACTATTAGCTTCCATAGGATCAACAAATCCCTGACCCATACCAACACCAACAACATTTTTTACCCAAGCATCTTCATACCAACCAGATTCCCATTCAATTAATCTTGGTTCTTTTATGAAGTCATACCCATTCCAATACTTAATGAAACGCTCTCTAGCTGAGTCGGCATCTTCTGAGTTCTTATCGAAGATATAACCAGATCCCATTCGACTATACAATGGTATAATAAAGTTCCAGCCATTCTTTTGGGCATAACTTTGAGTGTAAGGTCTCATCTCTTTATAAGGATCTTTATATTTTACAGGCGCAACTACTGCAGATTGCGTAGGCAGATGAGTTAACTGTTTCCATCTAGTAGGCATCTGTTTCATTAACAATCTATGAAATCCTGTGCAATCAACAAAGATATCACCTTCAATATTACTACCATCTTTTAAATCTAAAGATGATATATTACCATCATCAGATTTGTTTATCTTATGAACATACCCCTGTATCCATTCAACGCCAAGAGGAAGAGCAACCTGTTCTCTTACAATGACAGGAAATCTTTCAGCATCAACGTGCCATGCATAACTTCTCAAATCCCCTGTAAGCAAATCATCTTCCATATCGTAAGGAGATTTATTTTTCATAGCAAAGTGATATTGGTCACAAGTATACTCTGCGACATCCTCAACTGAAATCACGCCATCTCTAACTAACTGTAACGCATAGTCATAGCTTTTATTATCTACACCAAACTTACCATTATTGTCATAAAAGAAGTCTTCCTGTTTTAGTTTATTATAAAAGCTTTTCTTGAACACACCATCTCTATGTGTCAACGAAAAATGATAAAACTGTCTTTGGGATTTAGGCGCATTCCAATGATCAGTAACATGGGGTTTATCTGTTTCGCTATTCCAACCTACAAAATCATTACCTAACTTGTAGATAGATCTAGTTCCTTTCATCCATGCTTTTTCATCAACATCTAACCAAGATAGCATGTCTCCAAGTTGGGGAATAGTGCTTTCACCGACTCCTAAAATAGGTACTTCAGGAGACTCTACCAATGTAATCTTCAGATTACTTTTTGAATGTCTTTTAGCTAACAGTGCTGCAGTAAACCATCCTACAACACCGCCCCCAACTATAACTATTTTTCGCATTCTAAAAACCAAGTAACTAATACAAGTCTTCGTCCTTGCTGCACTTCATAAACCCCATGAAATAGATTGGGGCTATATATCAAAGTATCTCCATTATAAACTGGACCAGGCATCATAGACCACACACTTTCAGCCTTTTCATCCTTTGCAAAGTAAGCTTGACCGCCTTTTAAATCACTTGATATATCAATCATAGTTATAACTGAAAGGTGAGACTGCTCTAAAGAATCACGATGACCTTTGCACCAAGAGCCTTCTACATAATCAATTAACTTTGCAGACCCTGGTTTATATTTTCGGTTTGTGGTTCTTTCTATCATGGGTTTTATAATGTCAATAGTCATATCTAAAATAAGTTCATCACGTACTTCAGCTTGCCAAGTTTTCATGACATTGTAGTTTACTTCTAAGTATTTTTTATTCTCTTCAAAATAATCAGTCAAGTACTTACAAGCACTTTGAGATAATGTTTTTTCATTCATAGCAATAAACTGTGTATCTTTAATATTGATCATTTAAATCTTACCTGTGCCATTATTTCTGTCATACACGCTACAATATTTAGCTCATGATCAGCAACGAATGCATCTTTATATTGATAGTCTGCTAATATAAGAATGAGTTGCGGAATGCTCTGAGATTCTACATACTCATTAACATTATCGTATAGAGAACGAAATATTGCATTAGTATCCATATCCATATTGTCAACAACCCAACGGCGCATGCCCTTGAAGTTCTTGTCTTTTAGTGCAGATACCAAGTTAGATATATTGCTGTTGCCACTACTGTCAACCACACTAATGCTACCGTTACCGCCAATCGAATATCTTTGCGCCTCATTAAGAACTCTTCTCCAATCAGGCGCATGCTTCATAACTAAATCCACAGAAGCCTTCTTATCAATGTTTACACTCTCTTGTGATAATATATATAAAAATCTCTTATGGAACTGTGCCGCAAGTTGAGCAAGATCTTTCTTAGTTGTATTGAACTCATACACACCACAACGTGAATGTAAAGGTTCGATAATACGATTCTTGAAGTTGCATGTGAGAATAAACCTACAGTTATTACTGAACTCTTCTATGAAGGCACGTAATGCAGGTTGAGTTGATTGCGGATTTAGATAATCAGCCTCATCTAGGATAACAACCTTGTAGCCACCCTGCAGAGAAACTGAGGATGCAAACTGTTTAATCTTTCCACGTAAGGTATCAATATTACCTTCTTCTGAACCATTGATTAGAATATAATCTAAGTCTAACTCATCACACAAAGCTTTTGCTACAGTAGTCTTACCAAGACCTGCAGTGCCTGTGAATAACATGTTTGGAAGTTCTTTAGTTGCTACAATAGCTTTAAAGGTATCTTTAAGCGATTTAGGTAATACACAATCGTCAATAGTGTTTGGGCGATACTTTTCTACCCACAAAAAATCTGTAGTCATCATAGTCCTAACGGATAAACATTATATAAAAGGTTAAAGGTAGCCCGAAGGCTACCTCTCTAAGTTTCTGCAGCTTGATCCTGCTGATAGGTTTCTGCCATTTGAATAAGTTGCACAGATTGGTCTCGTAGTTGACCTAGAGTTGATAACTCTTCACCCTTGACTGCGCCTCGCTGTACCATAGTATCAATCACTGCAACAGTAGAACGACACACACGACTTGCCATATCATAGATAGGAGCATGAGATTCATGTGCCAGTTTTACTTCATCTTCTTTTTTAGTCATCGTATTCTCCATATTTTATGACTTTGGTTTTTCTAAAGCAACCCAATACTTCAGGTTACCATCAGAGCTAGTAAACTCTGAAATAAGTTTTGATGAGATTTTAACCTGATAATCATTTGAGATCATTTTCAGATTATGGATATTTATAATGTATTTAAAAGTGTCTTGAGTATACCCCCCATCTACAATAACAGAATATGTATTAGCGGTATTATTTTCAGGATCACTAACAGATAATCTGATAGCGCCATCATCAGATTCGATAATCATCTGACTGTGACCAAAAATACTAGCCGCACGTTTTAATGCATTTAGAGTACTGACATCCAAATCAAACCACACATCAGCATCTGGCATTGTAATAGGTTTAGTAGGACTTGTCAACATCTCAGTATCAGCATAGTAATACTTAATGAGTTCTCTACCTGATTGTCCATTGATATTCATAAAGCTATCTTCGAATCGTACACGTGGAGTATCAACTAATCCAAGCATATTAAGAAACTCAGTAAGATCATAAATACCTACAATGCTGTCAAAAGTCTCTGCAACCTCGGCTTCAGCTAGAATATTTTTTGCTTCACTGATAGTCATGATTTTATTACCCGGGCGAATAACAATATTGCCATTGATGCCTGAGAAGTTCTTTAGTACGTTTACTGTTTCTGCACTGATTTCCATTATTTAATCCTACTGAAGTTTTTATCTTTGTATATTTCAATTTTGTTTGCAAACCTATTCTCTACCATCTCACCCTTATGGGAGATAACGAATATATTTGTATCATCATCTAAACTATAAATGATTTTCATCAGATTGTCAACCCCTTCGTGGTCAAGAGATGAATCAAATGTCTCATCTAATATTAGTAGATTAGTTGCCACACTGTTTTTCATCTTGGCAATATGCCGCCATGTGAATAGCAATGATAGATCTATACGTTGCTTTTCGCCTTCTGAGAAAGACTCGTAAGAGAAGTTATCCCTGTGTCTAGATCTGATGGTCTCTTGAAATGCTTCGTTAAGATTGAAAGACACAAAGAAGTCTAGTGTCTGTAAATACTTATTGACAAGCATGTTTATAACAGGTAAGTACTCTTTCACGATTTTAGTCTTGATACCTGTGTCTTTTAACATTTCACCAATAACAATATTGTAGTTAGTTTGCTCGTTCAACACAAGCTTCTGTTCAACTAAAGAGTTACTAGTATCCACAAGTTGTTGAAGTTCTTCGTTAGCCGCATCCATGTCCACGTTCTGATCAAGACCACTGATCTCTTTCTGTGTACGATCAATAGAGGATTGGAACTGTGATATAGATTGGTTATTAGCCGCTAAGTCGCTTTGATACCCTCGACATTTATCTATGATATTTACTGTAGAGGATAGAGCTTGGTGTACTTCTTGTAGTCCTTCATCTGCTTTATTAAGTCCTTGTTGTAGTTCCTTCGCTCTGCCTTTGCCTTCCAACACATGGGTCTCTTTTGTTTCATCACTGATGGCTTGATCACAGGTAGGGCAGATATCATTTTTCTCGAAGAACTGGACTTCTTTAACGATCTTCTTGATTTCAATATTGAACTTCGTCTTGTATGCTTCAAGGGATTTGATTTTATCTTCTTGTTGTCCTCTTTGAACATCTGCATTCGGTAGTTGAGATTGAATGGAATCACTAAGCTCTTTGTTCTTTCCATGTAGAGTCTCGATTTCATGTCGGCAATCTTCGATGAGTTGGAGCTTCGCTTCTTTTTGCTCTGTGTTGATTGCCTTGACATCTTTGATGTATTTCTTCTGTGCATCAATTTTAGTGTTTGTGAGGGCATGCTGATGAGTAACATCTTTGATCTGATCCTTGAGTAATGAAGTCTTTTCTTTTAGAATACTATTCATCTTTGAAAACACATTAATGTCCAGAAGATCCTCAATAACATCTCTACGATTCTGTGCTGAGAGTTGCATGAAAGGAATGAAGGAAGAAGAACCCAACACAACAATCTGATGAAAGCTTTTATGATTTAGCTTCAAGATGTTTTGCTCAAGGATCTTCTGGTACTCTTTAGCATGTGAAGACTGATTAAGCAGTACTCCATTATGCATTATTTCAAATATGTTTGGTTTGATACCCCTACGAATAAGGTACTCAGAACCATGTACAGTAAACTCAACCTCGACTAAACAGTCTTTATTATTTATTGAGTTTACTAGTTGTGGTTTAGATATGTTACGATGTGCTTTACCAAACAGCGCAAAAGACAACGCATCAAGCATTGTAGATTTACCTGCACCATTGTGACCTATCACTAACGTAGATTTGTGTGCTGTGAAGTCTATCTTAGATAAGTTATTACCTGTACTAAGAAAGTTCTTCCAAGCCAAAGTTTTAAATATAATCATGCTATCTCTAAAGACTGTGCCTCTATCATGAGCGAAGACATTTCTTTTTTGATTCGGTCTTTGTCCAAATCAGTATCTACCGCATCCACATAAGTATACAACAATTCTGAAGTATCTTCAACAGAAATCTCACCGTCTTTTACATTTTTTCCAACAAACTCTTCAAAGTTTTCAGCAATCTTTAGTTCTAAGATCTTACATGACTGTACCTTATCAACAAATCTATCAAACCCATATAGGTCTGACTTGTTGATTACCACAATCTTTACGAACTTTCCATCAAGATCAGCGAAAGGATAATCCCCATAATCATTATTAGTGTCATCATATCTGATACGATGGAACAAAGTGTGTGGATTACGAACAGGAATAAGACTCCTAGTTTCTGTGTCCAATACATGAAAATATTTGTTATCGTGTGCATCATTCCAAAAGAACTCCATTTGTGAACCAAGATACTCAATATTATCTTGCATCGATTTAGTATGAAAATGACCTGAAAGTACTTTCTCGAAACGTTTAAACACTGAACGTTCTAGTCCACCTTCAAACTTAATACCTTTCATCATCTCATAGCCATTGATTTCAAAGTGACCACCTAACCAATCACACTTGGCAGTCTCTAGGAACTTCATAGTTTTTTCTTCATTCTCAGCATCAATCCACGGCACTAGTCCAATACTGAACCCATCATACTCCATGACAGTTGGATCAGATATGATATTGATCTCGTTCATGTAATGACCAAGGAGTTCCTTAAGAGAGTTTAGTTCTCCTGTATTCTTGTAGAAGGTGTCATGGTTTCCTCGTATAATATCCATTGTGATTCCAAAGTCTCGTAGAGGCTTGAGAAAATGTTTCCGATTACAGTTAAGTGCTCTAAAATTAATGTACTTTCGATTATCGTAATAATCGCCCAAGTGAATAATATGAGTAATATTATTTTCCACAAGATACGGAAAAAAGGTATCAGTATAGAATTTATCAGCGTTGGCAATAAACATATCGCTACTATTACGTATGCCACAGTGAGTATCATTTAGTATCGCTATCTTCATAAAAAATCGCTTAAGTCCGAATCAACAGAGACTGTCTTCTTAAGGCGCTTAGTGGCTTTCTTCTCTTCTTGTGCAAATATTTTAAACTCATCATCTTTCTCCTTCACTTTATCAATGCGGTCTTTCAACGTATCTACGAATGCTTGTACTGCAAGTGTAGATCCATCTTCACCGTTTGTAATAATATATTCTTCAATGCCAGAGGATGCCATATATTTTATTTTAACATCTTGCTGTTTCTTTTCTTTTGCAATGCGCCTGAGAAAAGCGTACCATGAAATCTGAGTAAAATATGCAAAGGCATTAGGATTACCTGTACGTGTGGCTGCTTCGATATTATAGTTTTCTATAGCCTTGAGACAGTTCTCAACAGCATCCATCACCATCTCTTCACGATACGTATATCGAATAAAGTTAGATTTATGTGACAAGCCTTCAGATATCTTAAGAAAACAAGATGCGATATAATCGGGTACGATAGGTAGTGGGGTTTCTGCTTCTTTAGCAGATTTAACTTTAGTACAATATTCTACAACAGCTAGAGAAAACTCTTTGTTGTTTACGTAATGAATACTTTTTCGCTTTTCTCTTGCCATAATAAATCCTTCAATAAGCTTGAGTATATCAGATATTTTTTTTCTAGTCAAGTGCTTTTTTTACTTGACGAATCACTCACTCGTGTATATAATAAAAGAGTGGTTAGTTGAGGTAGGTAATATACCTAATGTATTCTATCATTTTTAGATGGAAAGTTTAATACGTTATCATATTCAGACTGATCTGAATCATTATCATAGATCTGTTTCATTTTCTCAACATACTTTTCTACTTTTTCAAGTAGTTCTTCTTCAGATAGTTCATTATTTGCTATAGCTTCTTGATAGTTCTTAAGCATAACAAGATCAGGATTACCTTCTCCCATTACATGGGTTCCTTCTAGAGATATGAACTTCTCATCTCCTTCTTGAAGTGCCATCCATGGTCTAAATGCATAATACCTATTACCCTTTTCATCAAAGGTAGTTCTTATCATTAAGACTCTACGAATAACCATACCAGTAAAGTCATCTGAAGGCCATTCAACAACCTCACAGATTATTTCTTCTCCACTGACTAGTTTAAATTGTTTTATTTCTTTCATACTCATTATATATCTACCTTAACAATCTTATATTTAAACTGCTCTTTTTCATATATCTTTACTCTTTCTGCTGAGTGAAGTAATGTGTAGTTTCTTCTTGTTTTCCAATGCAGATCATCTGCGACATCAAATAACTTTGTTTGTCTTCCATTGTCTGACTGTCGAAGACCACGCCCAATACTCTGCAAAACTTTGATTTGGGATTTGCTTGGTGAAGCGAATATGATATTATGAAGATTGCGAATATTAATACCAGTGCTGAATGTTCCCAAGGATGCGACAATGATTGAGTCCTTTTGCTTTTCCACGATCTTTCTAATGGCTTCTCTATCATCTGTCTTCACATCACCACTTACAAAAAATACTTTTCTTTTTTCTCCACACTTGTCTTGTATCATCTCAAAGAGAGGTTTTCCATGAGCATCCACACGATTGTATAAGACAAGAGTATTTCCCTCAGAATCCAAAGCCAGATTAGAAATGAGCCTATTACGAGACTCGTTTCCAATGATAAAGTCAATCTCTTCCTGATAAGTTCTTTTACCAAAGTTTTTTCTAACCTCTTCTGAATAGTTTAGTAATAGTACCTTTATATCTAAATCTGCTAGGGTATTATCATCTTGTAAGGCTTTGGTTGTTGTAACGCTGTACACCGGCCCGAATAGCCCTTCTAGGACTAATTTGTGAGTTAGTGTGCCATCAAGCGTTCCTGTGGTTCCAAACCTATATTTTGCCTCTGTTGCTTTATTCATGATAGATGATAATGACTTTGACTTAAAGCCATGACATTCATCACCTATAACCATACCAAACTGTTCAAACCATTTCTTAGGGTATTTATATATGCTTTGCCACGTAGATATTACTATGGCTTTATCTGTGTTCTTACTCTTACCTGAGTATATTTTATGCATTCCCTGTTCACCCATGCCATAATCGATAAAGTCTTGATGCATTTGTTCAACCAAAGATGTTGTGGGAACAATGATCAGAACACGTCCTGCTTTTGGATAACCAACCCCTTCTGTAACATATTGTAACCAAAACTTAGCAAGGATGTAAATCATGAATGACTTGCCAGATCCTGTAGGAGAAAGAAGTATTCCTCTACTACGCTCCATTGCTGTCTTAACTGCATCGTACTGATAGTCTCTAGGTTGAAATGGCAGGTTGTCATTTTGCAGGTAATGATCTAACTCACTGACATCATCTTTTACTAAAGGAAATCCATACCTAGTTTCTTCTGTGTCTAGGGTGTAGCCACGTTCTTCACAAAACTTTACAAGGTAAACATATAGCCCTGCATTCAACTCACCTGTCATTCTGTTGAATAGTTTTATCTTACCATCCCATATTTTATTTTTATAGGCTGGCATAAACTTGTACCCCGGAACATAGAAAGAGAAATAGTCAGATAGTTCATATGCGAACCCACCTTCGCAATCAACATACATCATACTATAATCTTTTAGTTTGACTGTAATATCAGCCATTCTCTTTTTGTTCTCTGTACATTTGTCTCACTTTAATAAACTCTTGTAGGTAATCGTGTGTATTGACCTTAAACACTTGTGGTTCGTTATGATCCACTGCAATAATAATCACACCTTGCTTGATAGGCACACCCGTGCGCTCATAGAATGCTGCAGCATAAAAAGATGCTTGAATAAAATAGTTGCTGATCCATTCTACTTTCTTTGGCTTACGACTTGTTTTGAAGTCAATAACTGACAACTCGCCATCGTACTCAGCAATACAGTCCACTTGACCTGCACACTGTAGTCTGTCACTGTAAAGATATTCTTCTTGAAACCAAATGTTATTTACTTTATGATCTATGATATCTTTTATATGACTAAACGTGAATAGGTTGTTAGGTAAAACATCCTTATCCCAATCTTCAAGATTGTCAAGATAATCTTCTGCTAACTTGTGTACAGAAGTACCTCTTGTTGCTGCTTGATGAGAGATTTTATTGGCTTCTTCTTCGCCAACTCTTTTACGCCACTTCATAATACTATCTCTACTTAAGAGACTTAGTACTGTGGTGATAGAAGGATAGGCATTGCCATCAGGAGTAAAATACTTACGTCCACCCTTCGCTGTCTTCCTAGTCATTTTTGGTAAACTAATACCATGATCTACATGATTAAACATTATCCACCTGCTTCAAATACTTTCCATTTTATCATATTACCAATAGTTTGATGACGCCACTTCAAGGTATCAACTATATCTGTAAGTGTATTTATAAGGGTCTTTAGGTACTCTATTTTCAACTCAGACTCTTGTATTTCTTTATCAGAGTCATAGTAATGGTTCATGTCTCCTTTAAGAACTTTGAGACCATCAAGAGGATCGTAATCCCAACCACGTGCTTCTATTTCAAACTGATCCATCTTACCGTTGTAGTATAGCCACTTGTCTTTGAGTAAAGACTTTTGATCCATCTCATATTTCTTGAGACGCAACTTAGCATTGGCTAATGCACCAAGATACTTAGCATGTAGGTTAGGTGTTAAGCGAGAGGTTTCTGCTAAATCATTTCTAGGGATTTGACAATCTTCTTGCCAAGCCTCAAGGACATCTTCTAATGTTTTCATAATGTACTTTCGTTGTGGTTACTTCAATTCAAAATAAGAAAATCTAAACGATGCAGGAAATGTTATAAATGTAACGTCACCTGAGGTTGACTCTAATGTCATATCCCCTAGACTTGTTGGCATACTATCTATATATCTTATCTGCCTGACTTTGTTGTTATGGCTACTCAAAATGCTAAGTGTTATGTCTGCATATGTTGGCGGCTTTGTAGATGTTCTACCTAACGGTGTTCTGTCTTCTTGTTCGATAGTTCTCTGCAACCAGTTATACATTTCAGTGTACGCATTTAAATTTTCATCAACAATAATCATAGCAGTTAATTCACCAAATGTCAACTTGTCTCCTGTGAACGGCACAGAGGTGACCCTCTTGAATGGCATCTCTACAGGGTTAGATGACAGAGAAGGGTGCAATACAGTCTGAGCAAAGAACTCTAGGTTCTGAAAATGCTTGTGGTCTATAGTAAGTTTGAATGCATTAGGCTGCAGGTAGTTGACATTGTTCAACCCTGATGATGCTGATGATGTTAGTACTTCTATACTAGGATTTAATGTAGGCATAGGTTGTTCCTAAAAAACTTTATATACCTCTATTTATATGCTTGACAAACACTATTTGATATGTTACAAAAGTATGTAATCAAGAGAAAGAGAGAATCGTTATGATCGCTATGCCTTATACTTACATTACTCCAATGTCTTTTGAAGAAGCTTCTAGTCTTATCAAGACATGGGCTAACAACGAATTGCTTGAAAGTATGGAGCTTCTTTTAGATACTTACAATGATTTCATGAATGAAGATCCTGATGAAGATGCTGAAGATGATTTCTATGATACCTATCAGTATGAAATCAGTGCCTATAATAAAGTGTTCGCTGATATGCAACCTTTGTTTGCATAAAAAAAGGCCCACCGAAGTGGACCTTAGTTGGGAGGGTTGAACCCCTCCCTTTTTTATATTTAATCCTATGTGAGGATATTGTCCACACGGAAGATTCTGTAGTACTGGTTTGTACGTGCAGTTGCAAGACCATCTGCAGGTGAAGCACCTACGAATGGGTTTGATGCCATGCCATAACGAGTTTTGAACCCGATACGTGGCTGGAAATCATCCTCGCCTACGGCACGAACCATTGTCAACGGTACGTATGGGCAGTAGAATACACCTGCGTCATATGGGTTTGTACCTTTGTAGCCTACGTTGATGTAGTCTGCAGTTGCATATGGATCAATGTATACACGCATACGACCATTCAGAACACCTGCGAAAGTGTTACCTGTGTCATCAACATTCAAGTTGGTTGACAGTGCAGGTGAATAGTCCAACATGCCTGAAGCAGCCAAAGCAGAAGCAACGTCTGAAGAACAGATAATGAAGTTACCTTTACCTCTACGTGTTTCTTTTGCGATTACGTTTGCTTCACGATCAAGCTGTACGCCCAAGCCTTTGAACTTCTCAGCAGACCAACGACCATCAGCATCGCTTGACAAGTCAAAGATACCTTTGGTTGTTACGTTTGCTTGACGTGCGCCGACTTTAGCTTGGCTGTTGATTGTACGGATTACTTCACGGTTGATTTCCGCAAGAATCTCTGTTGACAAGATGTTTGCCAACTCTGTTTCAGCGTCAAGACCATGAATAGCTTTCAGATCCTGTGCCAGTTCCAGAGTGTGTACGCATCACCTGTGTATGGAGCATAATCTGCACCAGAGTCAACGATAGAACCACCGCCATCTGTGTCAGATACGCCAGCCAAACCTGATGGTGAACCGTTAGCAGTTACTGCTGAGTCACCTGAGAAGCCTACTGCAGCTTCGTTGAACAGTGCTTCATCATCAACTGATACACCAGCTTTTGTGGTTTTGTACTTTGACTTCATTGCGAAGATCAAACCAGTTGGACCTGACATAGGCTGAACACCTGCAACGTCATATGCCATCATGTTTGGCATCGCACGTCTTACGAGTGAGATCAGGATTGGGTTCCAGTTATCTGCTGCACCAGTTGCTGCAGTACCTGCACCTGCAGCGTTAGCTGCGGTTTCTTGTAAACCTTGCTCACGCAGGGCATTTTCTGTGTTTTCAAGAACGGCTGCAGTAACAGAACGCTTGTGTGCATCGGTAATAGTACCTGCAGACTCTTCGTTCAATACTGGAGACCATTTCTCTACGAGACGATCATAAGTTTCCATAATTGGATCTCCTTAACTTATTTAGTTTTTCTTAGGGCTTGTAAATATTGCTCCATCATCGCTGAAGTTTCTACAGCTTCATCGGCTGTGTCATCTTCTGACTCTTCTGCGATAACAGATGTAGCGGTCTTCTGTGAGAAGTATGATTCTTTCAGTGTCAACACCTTAGAGGCGAATGACTCTGCATCATCAAAATCTACAGATTCTGCTAGTTTGGCAAGCTTTTCAACCTGAGTTTCTGCCAGATCTTTTGACGCTTCACGAATAATCGCATCACGCTTGTAAGATACTAGCTCTTCTTGGATTGTCATAGCTTTAGCAACGGCTTCGTTGTACTGTTCTTCTAGTTCTTCGTTAGCTGTTGCCAGTTCGTCTACTAGGTCAACTTTGGACTCAGGAACTTCAACATAAGATTCTACAAACAAGTCTTTCAACTTATCCATGAAACCTTCTGCGATTTCTGAACGAAGTCCAGATTGAATCGCAAGTTTGTTTTCTTCCATCCAATTTTCAACCACATAGTTGAGGTAGCTGTCTACTTTCTCAACAAGATCAGCTTTTGTTGACTGAATTTCTTCATCAAGTTGTTCTTGATATTCAGTTTCCAAACGGTTGATCTCTTCTGAGATTTTTGACTTTACCGCTGCTTCAAAGATTACTGCAGTTTTGGCTTTAAACTCATCGCTGAGTGTTGCCTCAGATTCAACAAGAGCATTTAAGTCTTCACTAAAATCTCCATCAATCTCTACTGACTCCGCTTTCATTGGTGTTGCAGAACCCTTTTGCATTGGTTCGCTGTTACTCTTATCACCTTTACGCTTTTTAGCTGCAGGTGCTTTAGTCTCTGCTGCATCATTAGCAGCAAGCGACTGAGCTTCAGCATTCTTAGGATCGTGTGCTTCTTCGACTTCCATCTCGTCTAGAAGTTCCACATCCTGCTCTTCGATTTGATCAGTCATGTTTGACTCCTTAATCATGTTTGTTTCAATAACGAGAGGAAATTTTTATACTCACGAACCTGCGTCTCATAAAGATCCGCACGTGGAGCACGTTTGATTTCAGTCTCTATTCTTTCAATTTCTTGAGCTTCAATGATGCCATTATTCCAGACCCACTCAACACCTTCCATTATTCCATTAACAAAAGCATTTGGTGCAGATGGATCTTGTACGATATCAACCGTATTAAGCATAAAGTCATCTTTGACGTACATAGTTCCGTTACGTTGCTCAAGGCTACCCATACCACGAGTCGAGACACCTAGTTGAACACCACCTTCTAGTAAACCTTTTACAATATTACCCATCGGAGTATCCAGTATCTGTGCCTTACCCACAACATCATTTCCCTTCCAAGAAAGTTCTGTGATCTTGTGAGATACTTTATCCAAGTTAACAGTTGGTCCATCAGGGTGATTTAACTCACCCACCGCTCTGTTCTTGGAAACTTGTTCTGAAACATATTTATCTACAGCCTTTTCCATAATAGGCTTTGGGTAGACACGTCCGTTTCTATTCTTAGATTCAGCTTGCATGAAGACACCCTCAATCACATGTGATTTAGATCCATCTTCTTTTTTCTCTACGATGCACTGAACATTTGTTTCAGTGTATTCTGTGATAAGCTTCATCTGGTTAACCTTTATATTGCTTGACAAACTCTTTAGCCATCTTCTCAGCTTCTTTCTGAGATTTATAACTATCTAGTCTATCACCATCGATGTACACAACAAAACCATTTTTTTCCTTAGTGATCTTTACAGGAATACGATCAATCTTAGTATCTAGGATTGTGTTCCCAGAAGGCTTTCTTCCTGCAAGTTCTCTAATATCTTTAAATGTTTTTGTCATGTTCTTTATTTTTCTTTTATTTATACTAAAAAGATTTTTGGTATACTATTGTTCTTCTTCATCTTCTTCTGTATCATCTTCTAGCTCATCTAATGCGGCTTCAACTTCTTCCTCTGAAGGATCATCATCATCTAACTCAGCTTCTGCACCATTGAACATCTGATCTGCTACTGCAACCTTTTCTTGGTCAAGCGCATCAGACATTTTGTTTGCTAAAAGTTCGTGAAATGTTGGCGCAGCTTTAGAAAAATCTTTATCTACAACAGCATCAATAAAATCGTGTAGTTTTGTGTCTGGACTCATTTGCGGTTCACTCATTGGTCTTCATCCTCATCATTGTTTATTTCTCCAGCTTGCGTTTCTTTTGCAATCTGATCTTTCATTTGTTTCATACCATCATCATCTAACATCAAAATGTTTTTCATGACATACTCTTTAGAGAAGAACTCTCCGACATACTGTTGTACTTGATCAAGAGTTTGCAATCTGTTTGCAAGTAACTCAGCATCCTTAAGTTCCGTAAAATGGTTATCCCTTATATAGTCAATCGAAACGTCATTCTTCCACTGATCCCAATCTTCTTCAGTAATCAAACCTTTCATGATTAACTGTTTCTTAAGGATCTCTGTGAATAGCATTCCAAATCTATTACGAAGTCTATCAACAAACTTTTGGAACTTGACTTCATCTCTAGAGATTTCTGTAGATCTTCCTAAAGAGAACTGTGCCTCTTGCTCTAATCTATTGATAGGTACATTCAGTGAACGGTATAATCTCTTTTGAAAGTAGATAATATCATCAATCTGCCCAAGGTTTTCACCACCAGGCAATGTAGAAATCTCTGTACCTCTGCCACCTTCTCTACGTGGCAACCAAAAGTCTTCAAGCATTGACATGTGCTTACGATCATCTCTGATCTTACCTGTGTCAGCATCATAGACAAGTTTGTTGCGATAACGTGCCATGATATCTTTCATGTACGTTTCTGCCTTACCTCTTGGTAAGTTGCCAACATCAATGTAGAAGATGCGTCTCTCAGGTGCTCTAGCTAGTCTGTAAATAACTAGCGAGTCTTCCATCATACGCAACTGGTTAATCGGTTTCAGTGCTTTATGTAAGTGAGAAACGACACGCTTACGGTCAACATCCAAAAGACCTGATGTGACATAACTAACAGAGTCTGTAGAAAGCTTTACACCCTGATTAGTACCGCCCGGTTTCTCCTGATAGATGTAGAACTCATTGACATTATCAATAAGACTTGCACCAGTTACAGGATCTTTTTTCTTCTTTACTTCTTTTACTTTACGAATCTTTGTTGCATCAACAGGTCTGATCTCTTGAATACCTAGCTTTAGGTTCTTCTCATCAACAACCAAGTGATGATAGATACGACCATCGACATACCAACGTCTGAATATATCATGACCTAAATCGTTAAAGTTTAGCATCGAAACAACGTTTTCGAATTCTTCATTGATTTGTTTCTTGAGTGACTCGCTTAGACCCTCAACTTTATCCATAGTCAAGGATATTGAGCTTTCGCCTTCACCTGAAATAACAGATTCGTTTACAATATCCTCAATGGCTGCGTCTACCTCAGGATGAGTGGCAACTGCACGATATTGTCTAATGTTCTGTAAGTTATCTTTAGCGTGATCTTCACCACCAAGGTTTACGTAAGTACCATAATGAGCACCTGCAGCAGTAACGTATCCTGCACCATCCTGATCTGTGGGTGGCACAATAGATTGTAGCTTCTCTTGAGAAGTATCTTTTTTACGTTTTATTTCAAAACCAAATAATGTAACGCCGTTGTTCTCAGCCATATTAAATCCTAATATTAGAGGTAGGTGGGCCACCACAGCCCACCTTAACTTTTATTTATACTACTTTAAGAAGTAGTCGCTGCTTCCCAATATTGCATTTGGAATTCAACAGTGAACCTTTCAATCTCATTTTCTGAAGCATAGTTCAGATCGATTGCGGATACTGCTGTTGGGAAACACCCACGAAAGTTATAAGTCTTTAATGTAGAACCATCTTTGTCGATTTGATCAACAACAAGGTCTGCTTCGTAATCTACAGGGTTTGTTAAACCAGTATTTGCACTATGTGCATTCATACCGTTCATCCAACGTTCCATAGCGTTACGAACATTAAAGTCTGTATCGTTAATAATAGTAGGTGACCACGTTTCGAATGTACGGTCTCCTGCCATCTTTAACTGTCTACCACGAAATGGTACAATGATTGTACCCATAGTGGAAGCAGGAAGTTGTGCTGCTTCACACAAGAAAGATGTAAGTTCTACATCTCCGTTTGCATAGCCCGGAAAGTTAATCGTAGCTTTGAAGAGATTTGGTCTCGCTCCACCGCCACGTAACTTGGCTTTAAAATCATCTACGCCTAGTACTGCCATTTTCTATCTCCCCTTTATACCGATAGTCCGGCGACTTCTTCAAAGTCAACGCCAGATCTTACAGCTACAAAGTTAAGAGTGATGTAGTTGATAGAACGTGCTGGCTTAATGAAGATGTTCGCAATAAACTCGTTTCTATCTATTACTGCAGCAGTATTGTTTGTTTCATCGCATACAACCCTAAAGTCTGTGATACCTCTACGTCCTTTGATCTCTCTCAGGAAAGGCTCTACGATATTAACGAACTCCGCTCTTGTGAACTCATCATTGAGTTCGAACAAAGTGTTTCTTGCTGCTAGTGCAATCGCTCTTTCGACAACGTTAAACAACCTACGAACATTGACACGATCAAATGCTGATGGTCTGTTCATGTGTGTTTTGTCACCATACAATAAGATACCTTGACCCGGTAAGTTAGCAATCGGGTTGATACCTGCCTTATATAGCGTGTCTCTTTGAGTTTTAGTTGGAGTATAAGCTAGGCTTGTTACGCCCAAGTATTGACCTCTACGTGAACCTGCAGGTGAGAACCATGGTGCAGAGTTTGCATCTGAAGCTGCCATGATACCTGCTGTTTGACCTGCTGCAGGTGTATGGATGTACTTGTCGTTATATTTGTCGTATACTTTTAACCAGTTGTTATCGACAAAGGCATATGAACTGTATGCATATGCGCCTACGTCTGTAACGGTTGCGGCTACTGGATCTGCATTGCCTACGACTGAGGCTGATGCAGGTGATGTTACAACAACACAATCTTTACGAGTTGTACCTGCTGTTACAATAAGATCATCAACCAATGTATCCTGATCTCCTGCAACCACTTGTCCTGGTGCAATCAGGAAGTCCACTTCGATAGTGTCCTTATCTTCAAACTGATTAAATCCTGCTAGATATGCAGAAGTTGGTGCTGCAGTGCCATCATCCCCATCACCCAAAGACATTGAACCTGTGCTATCTACGTGTGTAGTAGCATATATCCACTCAGATTGTCTGTTGATGACATTCTTCATGTAGTTAGAAGTACCGTCTGCTTTGATAGCATCTGTAGCACTTGATACGAATGGATATCTCTCTAGAACAGTTCCTGCTGTTCCTGTGATTGTGCCATCTTCGTCAAGAACAAGAACGTGGCGTTCATTTCCTGCAGGAGTTGCGTCAAACTGTGCTTTGTACGCAGCGCCCCAAGATGTCCAGTTGGAATCGTTTGTCCAAACAACTTGAAGTGAGTTGCCAAGAGCACCTGCATTTCTTGCATAAAATGTGCCTGTAAGACCTGTAGCGTTATCAAATGCTGTGTCGTTTTTGATCAGATGTGTGGCATCTGAATCAGCAGCGTTCAGTGCGTCTGAGTCTGCTACACGAACTACTTGTAAAGCATTTGAGAATTTTAAAAAACCTGCCGCAGTGTGAAAATCTACGGTATGTGCATCATCAGGAGCACCGAAGGTAGCGGCAAGACTTGCTTCATTGTCTATTAGTACTGCCTCTTCGATTGGCCCCCAACGAAATTTCCCTGCAAAAGCGCCAGTAGTTGTCTGTACATTAGGCACACCGCCTGTAAGATCAACTTCCTTAACGACAATCGCTGGGGATTCTGATGGAGCAAATATTGCCATGACTGTTTCCTTTTCCAGTAATCGAATTATATGTTTTCATTATACGGTTATATTCAATCACTTGTATTTATAATAAATTAAAACTCGATGTTCCATTGCCAATCTTTGTTAACTTTCCATCCTTTCATCTTGTCACCTTCAAGGACAGCTTCATCAAACTTATCTTCTTCATTATGATCTTCTATAAATCCAAATGGTGTTATGTCATTTTCGATTTCTTTCATACGTTGCTCGAACATCATTTCTTTTAGATTAACGTCAGTAAGCTCTTCAAAGTTATTACCAACAGCAAAGTATCCGAACATCACAAGATTCATCATCAAATCATCATGATTTCCTTCTGATGCTTCGAAGGAAACTCCCTTCGCAACAAAAGTAGACATTTCTGTGATTGTTTGTGGATCAACTATATTCAACTTACCGTTTTCTATAATGTCCTTTATAGCAGAACAACCAATACGTTTGACTTTTCTGTTCATCTCCACACCAATACGGTCTGCCTTAATAGCAGATTCCATATGAAGGTTTTCGTACTCTAAGTCTTGATATAAACCGTTAGTGACTAGTGTTCCCTGATCATTTGATTCAATGATAACATATGCTTCATTGTACAAAGTTGCGTACTTATATATAATGTTAGGGTAGAGTATTGGAGAGATAGTATTATTGCGATAAACAGCAACCTGCTTAAAAGGTCTTTGGCTAATATCGATCACATTAAATGTAGAATAGTCCTGTCCTCTACCCTTCGAAACATCTACTGTCATCACATAGTTATGTTTTTTATTTGGCGGTTCATATACAAGAAGATCTCCCCCCTCTAATACTTCCACATGAGGGGTTGCTTGTTGTTCTAAAAGAACATGTGCTGCAATAAGAGTATCTCCTGTGCCAAAGAAAGTGTTACCAAACTCTTGATCAAACTGCAACTGAGAAGTGTTTGATATAGTCTTTGCTTTCCATTCATCATCACGACCGGGGACATCCCACCAATCAACTCTGAAAGGTATGAACTCATTCACCTTTTGCATTGCACCTTCCCACAACTTGTGGTACATGTTACCGATACCATTTGCTGTAGAGGTGATAATAATTTGAGTATCTTTACCAGATGATACAACAGGATAAGTTGAAGTATAGAAGTCAGCCGCTTTCTCAACAAATGCGAACTCATCCAAGTACAGAAGGTTTACTGACATACCACGAATAGAAGAGCCTGATGTAGCAGCAGAAACAATACGACTGTTATTACTAAACTCAATACTTCTTTTGTTAAGAGCTTTACATCCAGGTTGTAAAAAGAATGGCAGATTCTCTAGCATCAAATGAATACGACCCAACATCTCCTGTGCAGTAGCGCCTTTGTTTGCTAGGATTGCAATAGTTTTTTCAGGACTAAACAGTGCATACCAAAGAAGATATGCAACAGAAGAAATAGATTTTCCTGACTGTCTACAAGCAAGCACAATGCTAAACCTGTTTTCCATAAAATGGTCAAACATTTTTTGCTGATATGGGTAAAGTTCGAAGTTGACAAGACCCCTATCAAGGTGTATAATTTTACAATAGTTCTTAGCAAAATAGCTAGGATCTTTCATACACCTTGCGTATTCTTGAAACTCTTTCTTAGTATATTGTTGCTGAACCCCATCACGTTTAACGTTAGGGTTACCCATGTAGGTATCATTTATCTGAGGTATAGTCACTTATATCTACCACGTTACCTTGTTCATCATCACTGTCTTCTGACAAAAGCATTCTCTGCAAATCACTTGTAGAGCCTACAAATAGATTGTTTGTTGTATTTTGAGGAAGTTCTTTTGGAGCTTCTTCTTTATGATACTCCTTTTTCTTCTTATGAAGATCTAGAAGATTACCATTAACGTCTGCCATGTTTTTCATCATGCCTGATAGAACTTCAAATGCACGTGGATGTTCAGTAGCACGTGCCACTTCCATCATTTCTTCAAGTGCTTCAGAACCCTTGACCAACAAGTCGTAATAAGTTTTCCTAGCAAACTCAAAGTCGTTGTCTACATTTTTAGTTTCTTCTGTCATCGATCAAAACGGAGCCTCAAAATCAAAAGTTTCATTAAATCCATAATCGCTATCTGCAGATGCCAAAGCAGGGTTTGTTGTCACAGATATTTTTCCAATCTGAACATCTGAATCTGCTAACCCACCACCTATCTCATTCACATTATTTATAGAAGTTCTAATGATGCCAACCTCATTGATTCCACCGTAGAAGTTTACTCTCATATCAAAAGAGAGTGTGTATATAATAGTTCTACGTGCTTCTAATGTTCCCTCATAATCGTCATTAAAATCTACACCTGTTAAAGTTATTGGAGTGTCTTCAGTGATATTAGGATAGTCGGCAAAAGGTTTAATTGTTAAACTATACTGTGGATTGAATGTTGGTAAGATCTGTTCAACAATCTGCAAAGCATCATCCTGAGTTTTTGCATAGATACTTAACTGAAATCCGATATTATAAGGAACAAAACTATAGAACTTGTTTCTTAGATTAGATGTGCTACCTGATTGGGTAAAGTTGTTCATCTTCTGAAGTTGTCTCTGAGCATCGTATTGAATACCAGTAATCTCAAAAGACATTCTAGGAAGCTTGATGGCAACTTTAGTATCGGTATCAAGATCAGGATTTTCCCTGATACGTTCAAGAAACTTTCTCTGTGGACCATAAGACAATGGAACTTTTACTTGACTTATTACTTGGTTTGAGCTATTTTTACGTAGTACATAAAGGTTATTGAACAGTGTGCCAAATACGGCTACACTTTTTCTTATCCTTTGATGATAGAAATGTGTTCCAAACATAGTTAACCTTTATATATTTCCTGAAGATGATCTTCAAACTGTTCCACCTTGGATAATCTATTAGGCCAAAGGATATAATCCTTTTCTGGATTTGCCTTAAGATTATTAAGAAGAGGTACAATGGCATTGTATAAGTTATTTAGCCGCTCTTCTGCAGACGATGCTGTGGCAGATACTTTCTGTACTGCCTCTAGTTCATCTTCATCAACGGCTGTAAATCCAAAATCAAACATATCACTCATCAGTTATTCTCCGGGTCACCAAATGGGTTGTTCTCAGAGAAGTCTAAGAAGTCTGCACCGATTGTACTAAAGTCTGTGTTCTGTTCATTCTGACTAATCTGATTATCTTCTGCTACTGCAGAAACTGTTGCAGTAGCCAGTGTTCCTCCCAAGTCTAAAGAAGTTGTACCAGTAACAAATCTATTGGCAACAAACTCATGATAGTTTCCATCATTTGCGCCGATATGAATAAGCTTAAGAACATTATCTGAGTCTGAGAATGCAGCAACTTCCCCTGACATGATAACTCCTGAGGATAGTGTCTGATTTACAGTTTCCCCTACTGTAAAGCCACCCCCTGCACTGTCAAGGGTAAGTAAGTACTCATATGCATAAGACCGTTCAATGCCATCAATAGCATCAATATTTGTATCAAAGTCTTCATCACTGTATTCAAACTTCTCACATCTAAGTTTATATGTTGCTAAGTTACTTAGCTGATAGAATGGTTGTTCGTGCTCTACTGCCATAATCTGAAACATAGAGTTAGACAACGGTAAGTATACTAGATCACCTTCTCTAGGTCTAGTGCTATTAATCTCATTATCAAAACGATTTATGGTTGTTGTCCATCTACGTCTTGCCACAACAAACGTTGCCTGATCCCTGATCTCTACGCCAAACTTTGTGAATAGATCTCCTTCCCCATCAAACCCTTCTGTATTCTCAATATACATTTCCACTTTATAAGATGAGTTAAACCTTGAAGGAACATCGTCTCCAAAAATCCTATCTTCATTTACAATATCTCTTGGAAGATAGTACACATCTTGACCAAACATCTTTAAGGACTCTATGACAATATCTTCATAGAGGTTCTGTTCTGAGTGTACTTTTTGACTGAAGTATAGATTAGTTGCCATGTTAGCCTACAAAGAAATCTGCAGGAAGTTCATGTTCCAAACGGATTCTCTCTCTTAATCTTTCGATATCTTGTAACGCATCTTCATAGATTTGTCTACCGTTTATTGTGACCCCTCCAGGCATCTGCATTCCTTCAAACTTGATAAGGTTTGCCCCCCACTGATGTTTGATAAGTGCTGTAGTATATTCTTTTAACCACAAGTCATTCCATACTGCTGTGTGAGTAGCACCATCAATAACACTATAGACTTCTGCTACAATATATTCACCTTCTTTGATATCGCCATCATCAAAGTTACCATGAATATATAAGCGGTTTTGTTTCCTTACATACTCTACCTGTGGAGTTCCATTTAATCTCATATCAAGTAGAGAAAGATATTGTTGTACTTGCTCATAGTATGCAAGATCTCCAACATAAGAACCCATGTTGGCTATATCGTTCATATGCATTTGGTATTTGACACTAAACATGTTACGTGAGAACAAACCTTGCTCTAACTTAAATAGTTTGGTGACTTGTTGAACATCAGAGGATATAGGAACATACTTATTAGTAATATCATCTGCAGTCAAGAGGTGTTGAATATATCCTCTATATGTGGCTTCTGAATGAAACTCCCTGAAATACTGTAGAGCCTCATCTACACGATCTTCTATCTGATCTTCATCCACGTTGATTTCGATGACAGGATCACCTAGTCTGCGTAAGCAGTAATCTATTAAGCCTTGTCTTGAACTAGGGTTAGCCATGTTTTGTTCCTATTTTAACAGTATTTATATTAGTTCAAAAGAGTTCCAGATGCATCGTAAACATCAATACGATAGTGTGAACCATGCTGCCCATCAAGTAAATCAGCGTCCATACCTTTACCTGCACCCCCAAAGTATGCATGTAGTTCACTTGAGTCTATACTAAAAGTTCTACTTGCTGCAATAGTACCCCCACCTGCTAAACCAGTACCTGCTGTTAATGTTACATTAGTATGGTTGATATGTTCGTTGCCCACGAAACCTGACAAGTTGTCATGAACAATCTGACCATCATTGGTTGATATAGCGCCAGTACTGTTATTGTAGCTAATACCTGTACTACCACTCACTGCAGTTCTTGTCAATTCTTGTGTATAGACAGGCTGTACAAATGAACCACCATCTGCAGTGTTGATTGTTAATGCACCTGCAGCAGAGTCAAATGATGTTGAACTAACACCTGCCACTGAAACTGTACCTATACTATCAACCAATCCTTGAGAGTTCACAGTTATTATTGGAACCAAAGAAGCAGATCCAAATGTTCCTGTGGTTCCAAGTGCAGATGCTCTAGAGACAAGTGTTCCTGATGTTGGTAATGTTACACCTGTTGTTCCTGTAGTTGTTAAAGTAACAGCATGCCCACCACTTGTGATCAGATTACCTGCTAGTGTCAGATCTCCTGTAAGGCTAATGGTCCTATTGGCATTATTAATATCAAGCGTAAGAGTTCTGTCTGCTGTTAGTGCAGGGCTTGCGTTATTAGATACGATAAGAGTTTCATAATCTGTGGTAGTAACATCTCTAAGACCAAAGGTAGTAATATCATTAATAGATAAAGGACCATTGATATCAGCGCCATTTATCGTAGGGCTAGTTAATGTCTTATTAGCAATGGTTTGTGTTGCTTGAGTACCCACAACATTGTCACCACTAACTGCAGCACTAAGTTGAGATAGAGTTGTTACTAGAGTATTGTTACTTAAGTTAATAGTTTTGTTTGTAAGGGTTTGTACACCAGTTCTTGTAGCAATGTGATCACTGTCGATGGAAATAGTCGCAGCAAGTGCATGTGCAGGAGCGGTCACATCTAATCCTGCTGCACCTGTTAGCGTTTTAACATAGTTACCGCTAGTACCTGAATCTAGTAATATTGTTGTTGTGCCAATAATAGACACGATCCCTGCAGAGTCTACAGGACTTTCACTAAATGAAGTGCCTAAAAAATCACTAAGTTTTTGTACCATCTTTACACTTTCTTATGGTTATGCTTGGGCTTCGCCCCATCTTAACTGAATAGTTCCTTTCACATCACCTGATTTAACGAAAGCATTGATAGCCAAAACATCTGGACCATCTGGATATTTATAGTCACCGCCCAAAGGTGCGCCTGATAGTTCTTTCAAACCGCCTAGTTCTAGAATGGTTGTAAGAGCATCCGCTCTAGATGCATTACATACAAAGGCGAAGATTCTTTCGCCAGGTAATGCGTAAGTTCCTGATGACCAAGTAATATCATCTTTCTCTGCAACTTGAGCAAATGATGGTTGTCCACCATCGTTCACAGCATTCAATGATTTCCAACTAGCATCAGAGAAATTTCTTGGGTTAATGATACCCTGAACAACCACCTCACCTGATGAAGACGAACCACGTGACAATCCAACTGCACACTGCTGTAGAAGAAGCTGTGATCTATTGAGAAGTTCTTTTGCACCTAATCGACCAACAGAAGAGTTAGACACTGAAGGAGCTAGTCTCAAACAGAATGATGTGATTGGAGTTGTACCAATCTTATCACCACTTGTATTGTGTGAGTTTGAGTAGTTAAAGATATAACCTCTATCGAAGTCAAACCCGCCATCCATCACTAGGGCAGAACCCCAATGTGATAGTGTTGGGGAACAAGTGTTGGAAATCTCAATAATACCTGTGTTACTACTATGTCCTACCGCCCCACCTGCAGTAAGGTTATTTGTAGTACCTTGAAGATATTGTGATAGAGTAGCTGATCTTGTGCAACCTGTAAAGTTACCTGCACCATCTGTAACGCTTCTACCTGTATATGTAATGATTTCATTGTCAATCATTAATGTACCAGTGTCATCAAACTCTTGTAAGTTTGCCCCGGGAATACTTGTAGCATTACTATCAATAGTATTGGTGAGGAAAGTAATAGGCGAATCATTCTCAATAGAATATCTAACAGGAAGGTTACCAGATCTCATGTAAGCTTCGTTATTGACGTTGTTGTTCTTCATTCTGTGGATGTATAACCATCTACCATCATCACCCCTAACCATGAAGTGAATGAATCCTGCACCATACCATGAATATTCAATACCAATCATTTGCATCTTACCGAAATCCCAATGGTATCCTGAACCACCACTGCCATCAGCTTTATCCATATTCCACTTAGATTGTGGTATTCTAGTTTCAGTAATTTTCTGGGATCTTACTCCTCCTTGAGTTATTCCTCTATAATCAGGGGTAATAAACATAGAGGTGTTACTAACAACCTGTGTAACAAAGTGTGTCATACCTCTAATGGTAATACGTGAACCTGCACGAACTTGCTCACTAAATCTAGTGTTAGCACCAGTTATTGAGTTACTGTTTTGGGTAACAGTCATAGTTCCTGAAATGTTGTCTGTAGATGATCTCTTAACACAGAACATTTGATTACCATCATATTCAAAGAAGATGCCGTTTTGATCGTCAAACATACCTGCACGAACAGCAGCGCCTACCCAACCTTTTACATACACTTTACACACTTCGTTTAGTACTGCTGT